GTCCGTCCGTCTCCATTATAAATGGAATTTTCAAAGAAAAATGGTATTAAAACCACTGTACATAAAACTTTGAAAAGAAAATTTTAAATAAATAAATAAATAATAAATTTGTACATTAAAGTCCAGGTGGAAGAACTCTAGGAGCTCCACCTTGGAATCTGAAGAAAGTAAAATCATCAGATACAGCTTGATAAGCTGTAAATTCTTTGACACCTGTGCCATTATATTGGCAAATAAGATCAAAGATAGGGCCATGATACCCTGTAACCAAACCATCCTGATTAAAATTTACATATTGAGAATAAGTAAATAATGAATTAGAAAGATAAGGACACTCAAATTCAGCACTTGTATCATCAAAAACATGAGTATAAGTATTAAAACGTGGTGAATACAGGTTATCTATTTTAAATAGGCCAAACCCAGTAGTGCCTATAAATTGAATTACTCTATTAGAAACAGTAATTCTAGCTGTCGTAACATCCCTAACATTAAATTTATAACGCATACCTCCTTTCATAAATAGATAACCAAATCTAAGATAATTGAAAGTATTATGTAAGTTAGAGCTTGAAAGTGTATTTTCACTATTCATAACTGTAACGACATTGTTATATTGTGGTACATCAGCAGGAATAACACCACCGTAGATATCACTTTGTAAGTGAAATCTATTAGATCCAGGATCAATGGTTGTGTCAAAGTAAACAGTAAACTTCTTCAAATAAGATCTAAAAGAAGTAATTCTTTCACCAAAATGATATAAATAAATATCATCAGATGAAGTTGAACCCTGATTTAGAGTATGATGAACAGAAGGAGAACCGACACTTTGAGTACTATTCAAATCAGCTGACTCAGAAATAACAGCACTCTTAGGAGCAATAACAACATCAGCAGGAACAGCCAATTCAAGATCCTCTGAATATGCATAAACATTAACATCAACTGAAGTACCATCAACAAAATTGTTAGTCATAAGACTGTTCAAAACTCGAACAGATATATAACCAGCGCAAAAACCAAATTGCGTTAAAGTAAGAAAATTACCACTATAAATATTACCCTGAGTATGAGTACCATTGTTGAGTATTTGATCCTGAGCAGTTGGAGTAAATGAACGTTCAGAACAATATTCAACATCAAGAGTTATACTATCATCTGTATCTAAGTCCAATATAGCTATAAATTGTTGATTAAAATTGGTTGGCTTAGCTGAAGTTAAAGAAAAATTAAAAGGATTCGGCTCATATATAAACATGAGTCTACCTCTATGAAACTGAGAAGAAGCGACTTCAAACCTGAAAGTAATAGTGCCGCGCCAAAATTTAAATAAATCAGCAGCAAAACACATAGCGGTCGGTTGATATATATCTTTTTCAGCAACGAGCTTACTTCTAAGCTGTGGAGAAACTGGCAAAACAACGAGATCATCATTACCTACAGTATCAGCAGTAGTCCATGGAAAAGTCATAAGATAACTTTCCCTAGAGGACATAAAAGTGATAGACATAGGATCAGCTTGATATTCACCACCTAAAGGAGTGATAGCAAGTTCACATTTTGGATCACCACTAAGTTTAACATTAGTTTCTTTACCTGAGAAATTAGCCATATTTGAAAAGGTAAGAACTTTAGTAAGCTCAACAGGATTAATATTAGCAGGTTTAGAAAAGCCAAAAAAATTAGCTACACTGGCTGCATAACCAGAAGCAATACTAGTAGCTGTTGCCAAACCTCCAATAAAAGGAACATTGGCAACTTTATTACTAATATTACTAAGAGCAGAAGCAATCTTAGTAACCGGACCCGCATCTGCATATTCATCATCAGCATATTGAGAAGCATAATTAGAAATATCTTTAACTATACCATTATTAACTACTGATTTACGAACACCCTCAAAATTGGGTGAATTCTTTTTATTAATTACTTTTCTATTCTTATCGCTCTTCTTAGAATTACTCTGAGTAAAAGCAACTCTCTTACCTTTATCTTTAGCTTTTGGTTTAGAATCTGATTCACTAACAACATCAAGAAAATTAATAAACTGAGACTCACCAGTAACATTAACATCAGTAGCAGTAATAGAACCTAACGAAATATCAGAAACCCATCCATATATTTGAATATGAACAGGAGTGAAATCCGTATTAGAACACTGAATTTCATTTAAGCAAGATAAATATAACCTACCCATATCAGCGAAATCGTCAAAACCATTAGTGGAATTGACAACCAAGCCATCTTCATTAAACAATCTAGCATGAGGTTGATGATGAATGAAAGGTAATTTCATTTCAATAGAATTATCTTTACCAACCCTAATAATAGCAGTTTCAGCAGACTGAGAAAGATAATTATTAGTAACTTCTTTAGAAACCCCTGCATCATCAGCTAACATATCAGTATATAAAGTTAAAACAGCATTTAGTGTATGTTTGGGTTGATATGAGATCAAAATATTTCCATAATGAAATTTAGTACTAGAAACAATTATTCTAACATTCATATCACCTCTAAAAAACGCATAATTAGATAACTTAGATAAAACAGTATTATCAGTAGACCAAAGCTCCCATGGATTAATAAACCTAGCGGTCTTAGCACCCCTAGCTAAGAAATAATTATCTAGAAGAACTGGTCTAGCAAAAAATTGATCTAAACTAAGATATCTATCATTAGGATCGTCAATTAATACCTTAGTACCAGAATCACCTATTTTATCATACGTTTCATCAGAAGTAACATTCTGCGATTCAGAAATAACGTCACGAAGCAAATCATTTTGTCTTTGCTTACGCTCAAGACGCCTCTTAATGAGATTATTGGTCTCAACACGCGCAACTTCTTTGGCTTTAATTTTAATCTCTTTATGATATTTCTTGTATTTTGGATCTCTCCTAAGATCCTTACGTTGAAATAATATTGACAAACTATAGGGATCAAGCTTATCAATATTATCAGCAATTGGAGTACTAACAGGACTCCCACTGGTGGATTTATTGACTCCACTATCATTGGTATTATTGGGACCACTCCCATCATTAATTGTTTGAGCAACACAAAATACATATAATTACAGATGTGTTAATCTATAAATACGATGAACGACTAATCTACTTATCTCCCGAGGATCGCTCAGAATTAAACCACCGTTGATATAGCCTTAGTAAGCCTAAATAGGCCTGAGGTTATCCGTTAAATTTCCTGAATATTTACAAACTTTAGTTCATATCAAATTTATTTATAAATACAGTATATTCATCTAACGTGTCTTTCCTTAAAAGTAAGGAAACAACATAAACTTAACCTAAATGAGAAAATTCATCCAACATCTTCTCCCACGTTGGAAAATATTTCTCTAAATCTTCACGATGAAAACAAGTCTTTTTAACAAGGACTTTAATCATCTTATTCCTATATGTACTGTAAC